AACACCATTTGCTCCAGCAGCTGTTGCTCCACCGCCGCCGCCTGAGGATCTATCAGTTGATGAAAATCTAAATCCAGTTCCGCCTGCATTTGTGTTAGCTCCGCTTGCTGCACCGCCATTTTGTGTAGTTAAAAATTGACCAGAAGCACCGCCACCTGATCCCCCTGTTTTGCCCGCTCCAAATCCAACGGCATTTCCACCGCCACCGCCGCCGCCTAAACTTACAACTGTTGTTGAATTAAATGTCGTTGATGTGCCATCGCCGCCTTGAACTGGGGTTGCACTTACTCCACCTGAACCACCAGCTCCAATAGAAATACTGTAATTTACTCCAGCGCTAATAGCTTGAGCAGTTACTATGTCTAATTCACCTGCGCCGCCGCCACCACCTTCTCGGCCACCACCTGCGCCTGCACCAATAGAAAATATATCTATCGCCGTTGGCGCTGAAACGCCTAATTTAGATGAAGCAATAATCCCGAGAATTGGCATTAAGCAATATCTCCCACAACATACCAAGTGTCAGTAGCAACCTTGATGCAAGAAGCTGCTGAGAACTGCGCTCTCAATTCTGGAGCAGTTGCAGTTCCACCAGTTGATGAAATTGTTGTAGTGCCTGAAGTGACGGCCTTAATAGTTGTCGTTCCTGCTCCGATTTGAATAACATTAATTACTGTGCCAATTGGAAAAGCAACGCTGGCGTTTGTGGGAATCTGAAAGTCATTAGCACTTGCAACCGACATAGTGACCAGTTTGAAGGCATCACCGAGCACAACTGTATAAGTAGCAGTTTGAGCGTTTAATTGTAAATTGACGCCAAGAGCCCATTCAGGCGCTGTTGCTCCAGAATTAACGCGCAGCAATTGACCATTTGATCCAATAGCAACTCTGGCTTTTGCTGTGCTACTCGTGTAATAATCAACATCTCCAGCAGTTGTCCCTGGGTTAAGAGCTTTAACTGAAGTATCAGCTCCGCTGCCCAAAGTGCGAATGGCAGCTGCGCCATCCTTTACTAAATCTGTATCAGCTGGGGTTGTCCAGCCATAATTCGTTGTTGTTGGCATTTAGTCTCCTATGCAACTATTGTAGCGTTATACCATTCCAGTAATGGATTTATTGTATTCCAACTCTCTACCGCTGGGACTGAGTTCCAACGGAACGCTTGAAGGCTGAAAGCTATAGGCGATAGGTTCATCGTCAGATCTAGGCGATTGAGACTTGCAGTCCAAGTCCAACCCTCAACAAATCCTTGGAACTCGCCATCGGTCATATTGATTGGCAGATTAGTAATATTTAATGGCATACCCATAAATACATTTAGTAGGCTATCTCGGTCGGCATCATCAATTTCTGGACTGGCCGTAGTAAAGGTTATCTGCCGTAGGGCAAATCGAGGATAAGCGCGGATAAGTAAGTAGAAGGCTGCTTGAGCTTCGGCGTCAGCTTTATGCCTAAGTGTTGTAGATATTGTGGTAGCCAATTGGCCGTAAAGGGATATAGAAGCTGCATCCTCATCAGTTTCTGATGCGCTGCCAATTCCATAGCCGACTGTTATTGCATTGCGGACATCGCCAGCGCGCTTAACTATCGATAGAGCTGGGGCAATGGCGTGATTGCCATCAAGATCAACATAGCCGTTAGTCGCTAGGTATTGGCTGCGGTGTGTTGAATCGGCATAACCAATTCGGCCTTGAGCATCCTCATATAAGTAACCTAATCCGCTAGTGGCATACCTAGAAGCTAAATTATAAACTGTGTCGTTTATGCCAGTCTCAGAGTGCAACTCATAATCGCCAGGAGTGTCTATCTCACCTAGTCCGCTATTTTCTGCATCCTGCCATTGAGTAGTTCCGTCATAACCATTCCAAGTCTCGGCAGCTGGAACTTCGTTCCATTGGTCAAATAGGACTGTTGATAGCAATTCTTTTATTCGATCTCCATCAAATTGATGGGCAAAGTTGCCAGTATAAACTGCCCTAGCAAGTCGCGCTAAAGCTCCTACTGCAACGATTCTAATCTGCTGGCTAGTAGCTGTTGATCCCGAAGTCCGAACTGTAATACCTAAGTCAGTAATAAAGCCGCCAAAAAGATTAACATAAGCGCCAGTAGAGTTTTGGACTTCTATTGTTACTGCGTCATTTACTTCATAGGGAACTGCAGCTTCAGCTGTCTCTATAAGACTTAAATTGCAGTAACCAGCAATCGGCTGCTGATAAATATCTGTTCGCCCCGAGCTAATTGTTAATCCGCTTAGGGTAGCGCCAGTAACTGTTGATTCATTTACTTTAACGCGATAGACAGGATTCCAAAGGGTCATACGCCAAGAGTATCTAAGGAGCCAGTCCTTGCTTGACTTTCATTCAACGCATCAATTACCGCTCTAGTAAATCCTTCGCTATCAATAACAGAAGCAGCATTGACATTTATAACGATGCCTTGAGTAGAAGTGTCTGAGGTAGTTGTTATACCAGCTTTCCTATCTGCGATTCTTTTTCTGATTGCTGCCGTTTCAGCCTTCAATTCTTCTGTTCTAGCAACAGCGTCTAAATAGGCTTGGCTTGGAACGAAAGGAACAGTAGGGAAAAAAGGATTAGTAAAGTTTCCGCCGCCAGTATCATCTGTAAGATCATCATCGCCTCCGCCTGTTGTGAGGAAGCTAGAATTGCTGAAAGGATTAATTTTGCCAAGAAATTGGCTTAACGGATTGTTTTTTATAAAATCTACTATTTTTTTATAGGCATCATATAAATCTTTAAAGAAATTAACCGCCTTACCTACGATATTTACCACCGCGGTAATACCAGTTACTATGCCGCTAAAGGCTGATTTCAGAGCTCCTGTCATTATTGGCACAATATATTTATTTAAGAAATTCCATAAAGCGGTAAATTCTTCTTTATTATCATCAATAGCTTTAGTCAAAGGTTTTAACTTATCCTGAATTGCTTGAACTGCTGGGCCAACCTTGGTATTAAAGGCATCCAGTAATTGAGTTAGGATAGGCAATAACCGAGCGCCTACAGATTCTTTAGCCTCATCAAAGGCAACTTGCATCCTTGCCATCTTGCCACTAAAAGTATCTGCCTGAAGCGAAGCTTGGCCGCCAAAGGTTTCAGCTAATGATTTAGTTACATCGTCAAAACTCATTGATTTTAATTCAGCAGCGGAAAGTCCTACACCGAGACGCTGAAGCGAAGTGTTAGTGCCATCGTAAGCTTTGGCTAAAGCTACGCTTACTGTCTCTAAATCTTTACCAGAACCAGCAGCAATATCCAGAGCTAAAGTCTGTAATTTCTGCGCTTTTTCTACATCATTAGTCGCTCTTACTAGCTTTTCAAAAGAAGGTCTTAGTTTGTCATCGGCCACACCAGTAGCCAAAGACATTTTAAGGATTTGATCCTCTACTGCTTTTATCTGTTCTTTGGTCGCGCCAGTGGTATTTTCTAAAGTTTGAGCTAACTTGACTTGCGCCTTCTCATCTTCAATTGCTGCTTTAACGCCATCTATGAGCAATTTACCAGCATAAGCAGCTGCGGCAGCTGCGGCAACGGCAAAAGCAGCAGCAGCCTTCTTTCCAAATTCTCCTAGCTTGTTGCCAAAACCTTCAACTTCTTTTTCACCTTGGCCAAGCTTTTTCTTTAAATCATCAACATCTGCAAGGATTGATAACTTAAGCGTTCTATTACCAGCCATTTGTTATCCCCACTTCTTTACAATTGCAGCAAAAGCTTCTTCCCATTTGCGAATCAATTCAGGCTGAATTTTGCGAAGTGTCGGGTAGATGAAGTAGCCAGAATTGCCGCGTCCGCGATTGGGAGTTCTTCTGGGGAACTGGCGATAGCGGTTACTTCCAAATTCAAGACCCGCCCAGAGCTTCTGTGTTGTTGCGCCACCAGAAAACCTTTGAGATGCAAAACCATATGAGAGTTCGCCGATTTTAGATGACTTGCTGATTCTGACACCTTCGGCAACTCTCCGAACACCAGCACCCGAGACTGCTCGTCCCATCGCGGTAACTTTGATTTGATTGGCGGCGTAGGTTGCAAGGGCATTGCTTTCGGTTCTAGCTTCTTGAACTGCTTGATCATCCATCGCCTTAAAGGATTTGAGAATACCGCGTAGCTCGCTACGATCATAAGTAATCGGATCACTTGCCACCATTTCTCTCCTTTAGTATTTCCAAAGCTGTCAAGACATCTTCCGCATCATCCCAATATTGTTTGGGAATCCGCGTCTCAATTGCCAGAAGCGTTAGAAGATAGTTTAGGCTTCCAGCGCTGTGGCTTTTGGGTTTTCATTCACCACATCAATATCGGCGACTGTCTCCATCCATACTTCGAAAGATTTAACTGGCTTACCAGCCGCTTCGCGTTTCATTGCGTTATATGCCAGAAACATAATGTCCCAGACACCGCCTAATTCGCCAATCGTCTTGCCAGTTGCTTTCTCCCATTTGGCATACTCGGGCGGTTGGGCAATGTAAGTTGCCTCCTCGCCCGAGTTATATTCAATTTTAATTTGTGATTTCATAGCTCCCGATGCTCCGATCTCTTAGCTGAAGTTCTCTGTTGGTGTTCCAACTACTGTCATCGTCCAAGTGTCGGTAAGTGCTCCGGGAGCAGCTCCGCCAGCAGTTGGGAAAATTGGCAATACGCTGAAAGTAAATACTGCGCCACTTGTAGCTGTAAAGGCAACTGTAAGTGTGGTGTTAGGTGCTGTTTCAGCATCAGCCCACATTGCTTCAAATAGAGAGCTTGCGACTCCCCAATCCTGTAGCAATTCAATTGTAAATGTCCATTGCTTATCAACGGATTTATAAGCGCGACCATCAAGAGTTTGATAGGTCTCAATAATTGTTTCGCAGCTTAATACCGCGCTTGTTGCTTGGGCGTCGTAGCTAGCGCTATCGAGTGTGAAGGTCACATCGCGCCCAGTTATTACTGTTGTTGGCATTTGGGTCTCCTATGCGGTTTGCTCGTAGCGGACGCTCAAGCGCATATCTGAAACTAGCAGGGTAGTAGT